AAAACCATTGATTTTTATGAAGAAATATCAATGGAGAGTTAAACCTTGTCGATTAAGAGGTTGCCTTTCAGAGGTATTGATTATGCAAAAAGAATATTTTCATTTGGATACCAATAGAGTAGGTACTGATGTTACTGAATTGTTAAGAGTTAAAAAATATGAAAAGGATATTCCTATTTAATTAGAGGGGTATGCATTAGACAAATTTCCTTTATTTATCAGATGAATCTAATTATCAGTCTGTGCCAGAATTTAGACAAGCATTGGTAGGAAAAATTGTTGTGTGACTGAAAAATATGATGGAATGAGTTTGACTATCTACTGCAAAGATGGTCATTTTGGAGTTTGCTTCTGGAATTGAGAAAAAAAAGAAGGCTATGATAATGTTCTATGGAAAATAGTGGAGTGATACAAATTAAAAGAGTTTCTGTCTGAATATGGTAATATTGCTTTACAGATGAAATTATATGGAGAAGGCATTTAAAAACCCTTTAAAAATATCAGAAGTTGATGTCAAAATTTTTGATGTGTTTGATATAGATAGTCAAGAATATATTTATTATATAAAAGCTAAGTTGATTATTGAAGATTTAGGGATGGAATTTGTTAAGATAGTTGTGGGGCATTTATCTTATAAAGAGCTGTTTTGTTATAATCATTTTGATGAGGATTTGTGAAGATTAGCAGAAGGAAGTTATCTTGGAACTGATTGTCCCCGAGAGGGTATAGTAATTAGACCGACTAAAACTATGTGGGTGAATGGCAAGAGATTAAGTTTTAAGGTATTGAATCTTAATTATAAATACTGATGTAGAGGAGGGAGTGAAATGGAAAAAATGTATATTTTTTGGAATACTTATTTAGATTATTTAGATGAATTTACAAATAAAATTAAAATTTTAAATAAGAAATATGACTATGTTGTAGGAATAGGTAGAGGAGGAGCAATTATAGGTATTATAATATCGTATAAATTGAATATACCCTATGTATATATACCTGTGAGTAGATATACGAATATAGGTAAGACAGACACCTTAAGCATAGGTAATTTTAGTAAAGAAATAAGAGGTAATATTTTATTAGTAGATGATATAATCGATGAAGGAATTACTATGCAGAATGTCATTAATAATATTTTAACAAAAAGTATAGATTGTGTTATTGAAATATATGTTATGTTTTATAGAAAGTATAGAGATTGTAAATTTTTTGAGTCGAATGTTTTATATTATACAAATTTAGTTAAGGATAATAAATGGATATTGTTTCCATATGAAGTTGATAATAGTAATATATAATAGATGTTGAATTTATCTATTTAAGTAGCAGCTATGAGTATAAAATTGATATTAAGTTGTTGTGAAGAATGAAAATGTTGCTTATTTTAAGAAGGGATTATAATATTAAAAATTATGTCTGCAATAGTTTTAGTTTTAGGAATAGGAGCTGTATAAATGATTAATATTTATCAAGATAGATATATTTATAAAACAAAGAGTGCTTTGATTAATGCTTTAATTGATTTAGGAATATCTGGTAAGACAAAATTAAAAGAAATGCCTTTTAAACAATTATCAGCTATTTATCATAGGAAGAGGAATGAATTAGATAATATTAAAAAGGTAAAATTATATGAGATATAAACTGATTTGATAAGGGAGGACAGGAAGAATGGATATAGTCAATAGAATATTATAGAAGTAAAGAAAGAAAATTACAGTTTGTTTTAGATTCAAATAGAAGTCTTATGGATATGATTATTAAAAGATATGATATGATTATTGAAGATGCAGAAAATGAACTTGTTTTGTTACATGAACAGATTAGTTTAGTATAAGTGTAAGGATTAGAAGAATTTGATGAAGATATTCTTGGGAGGTATTAAGATGGGTACTTTAATAACATTTGAAGGTATTGATGGTAGTGGGAAAACTACTCAGATTTTAAAATTAGTAGATTATTTGACAAATAAGGGGTATAATGTTATTAGTACAAGAGAACCAGGAGGAACATTTATAGGGGAGCAAATAAGGAATTTATTGCTGCATGAGGGCAATAAAAATGTGTCTGCATTAGCAGAGTTATTTTTACTCTCAGCAGCAAGAGAGCAATTATTATGTGATGTGATAAGACCATCGCTATTAGATGGTAAAATAGTGTTATGTGATAGATTTATAGATTCTACATTTGTGTATCAAGGATATGTGCATAATATTAGTATAGACAACATTTGTAAAATACAAGAAGTTTTGAATATAGAAGATATTAGTATAGATTTAACTTTGTTATTAGATGTAACACCTGAAACAGTATCATATAGACATAAAACTAAAATTTTAGACCAGATAGAATTGAATAATATATTGTTGCAAAATAGAATAAAAGAAGGCTATTTGAAAATTGCTAATAATGATTTTGATAGGGTTAAAATAATTGATGGTAATAAATCTATAGATGAAGTACATATAGATATTTGTAAAATAGTAGATGCTATTTTATTATAATTAACATATATATATGTTAATTAAGGAGGAATATATAGTTTAGTAGTTTTGTATATTGAAATGTGAGTATATAAATATAAAGGAGGATGATTTTAATGGCTGCATGGAGTGATGAAGAGATACAATTCTTAAAGGATAACAGTAAGGAGATGGAATACAAAGATATTGCAGTGTTATTGGGAAGAAATGAGGCAAGCGTGGTACAAAAAGTAATAGGGTTAGGGCTGAACAAAAATATGAATTGGAATAATGTAGATGTTAGTAATGATATAGATACTGTTGTTGAGGAGCTTAAGAGTACCAGAAGTAAAGTTATGTCTGCCAGAAGAAAGAAAGGAATATTTGTATATGATAAAGAAGGAGAGAATGATGAAGAGATAGAAATTTTATATACTAAAAATTGTTCTATCGCTATGATTAGTAGAAGTTTGGGTATACCTGCACATATAGTCAGATATAGATTGAAGAAAATGAAACTGAGATAGTTTAGGTTGAAATAAATAAATTGAGGACGTTAATAAATGAAAATAAAAAGATTGATTATATCAGATAATATTTTTAATAGAGTAGAATTAATAAAAAATTTATTCTATAATAAATTAGGAGGAAAGTTATATAAATCAAATACAGTAGATATAGATAGTTGTGTTATATTTGCAGATAAAGAATTTAAAAAGCACTCTTTAGATTTGTTGATGGAATTAAACGAATTAGTAAATTTTTTAGTTAATTCATATAAAGGGCAAGTCGTGAGAGGTAACATAAGATATATAAAATTTGTATTATCTAAAAATAATATAGAAAAATATTTTTTATATAAGAAAGATTTGTTATTTATACCATTAATGAGAGATGCAATGGAATCATATATTAAAATAAGAGTTAATGAATATGATGGTATTAACAGTAAGGAAAGTACTGATTGGAACGAAAAGAGAGAAGCATTATTGAGTATATTTTTATCTTTTATAGAGAGACAAGCTGTAGTATTGGATGATTATTTTAAATGGTTTTTTAACGTTTTTTTAAATTCTCAGAAAGGGGCTACAGCAGGTTTTTGGTTTAGTTTATCTGTTGTGGGTGGATATGTGGCATATATCAGACAAGAGAAAAAAAGTAGCCAAATAAAGAAATATATAGAAAAGGACTATTGATAATTAATAAGATTAGGGGGGAGTATTGAGATGACTGTTTTAGAATTAGAATATATTGTTATTAGAGGTATATTGGTTTTTGAATCTATTATAGATAAAGTTAGCACTATTGAAATGAGTAAAAAATTTCATTCTGATATAGTAGATTTTGTTTATGATTATTATAATAAATATAAAAGAATTCCATCTCTTGAAATCATAAAACAAGAGATTGGTGGAACTAAAGAGGATTGGAATTTGATATTAGAAAGAGAAGATAATGATGATATAAATTTTTATGTAGACAAATTATATAAATTACAGCAACATGATAGAGTAAGAAGTTTTTTAGAGCATAGTATAGAATTATATAGAGAGGAGAAAATTGAAGATTTAGATACATATTTAAGAACTTTTAGTAGTAAAAGTAAAAATTTTTCTGATATTGTTCAGTATTCTGCATGGGCAGATGAATGGGAAAGAAGGAAAGATGAAAGAAAAAATAGAAGTGTACATGATGTGGTTAATTTAGGATTGAGTACTGATGAAGGCAGTATTGATTTTGTGTTAGGAGGAGGAATAAGAAAAGGAGAATTTGGTGTAGTAGTAGGGCATTTGAAGATGGGGAAATCAATGCTATTATTATATATGGCTTGTAATGTGATTAAACAGTTAAAAGGAGTTTTATATGTTACATTAGAGGGAAGAATGGATTTAGCTGAAAGAAGATTTGATGCTTATTTTAGTGATACATATTCAGATAGATTAAAAAATTGGTCTTTTACAGAGGAGGAAGAAAGTCAATTAGATAAAGTATTTGATGCAATACAGAAATATAAATTGAAATTATTTATAGTGCATGGTAGATTATATTCATATTCAATATTAGATTTAGAGAGAGATTTGAAAATATATATTGAGAAGTATGGCATAAAACCAGAATTTATTGTTATTGATTATGGGGACATAATGGTTACTAAGTTAGGGAGGAATGATAAACCGTCAGATTTAGTAGAGATATGGGCAGATTTGAAAAATTTTGCACAAGATTATAATATAGCAATATTTACAGCTGCACAAGGAGATGCGAGTAGTCGAGCAAGAAATTTAGGAGGGGAAGGAAAAGTTACTTGGACTGATACAGGTGGTTCAAAGATGAGAAATACAATACCTGATTTAGCATTAACTTTATCGCAGACTAAAGAAGAAAAGTTAGCAGGTATAGTAATCATTACATTAGATTATGCAAGGGATAGTGAGTCGGGATTTGCTTTAGAAGTTTATCCTGATAATGCTAAAGCAGTTTATATTCAGAAAAAAACTTCTGTTTTTTAGTAATAGTGGGGAAGTGAGTAGAAAATTTGTTAGTAATACAATATATTTTAATTAGGTAATTTAGGAGATGATTATGAGTGGAGGACATTTTGATTATAAGCAATGTTTATTTATAGATATAGCTTATAAAATTCAAAGTTTGATAGATGATAATAAGGGATTAAATCAGTATGGTGATACAATAGGAAGAGGATATAGAAGTCAGACTATTGAGAAATTTGATAATACAATAAAAATGTTGAAACAGTTATATGTTCGAATAAATAGAATTGATTATCTTGTTTCAGGTGATGATAGTGAGGAAGATTTTCATAGAAAAATAGAGGAAGAATTAAAAGGGAATTAAAAATGAAAGAGAATATAATAGACATCTATAGAGAGTTATATTATGAGCAAATGGATTTAGCTATAAAAGAGCATAGGATGAATGATATATATGGGATTGTTTCAGGGATACCTGTATATTATTGGAATTATCAAAAAGAGTTTATAAAAGAGGTTGTGCTATCCCTCACAGAGGATATTAAAGGAATATATTTTTATGGTAAAGGAGTAACTGGAAAAAGTATGTCTGCAGCATATTTGTTGAAACAGTATATTATGAAGGATTCTTTATTATTAGCTTTTAAGTATAGTTTAAGTGGATATTGGTTAGATTATATGACAATGATTGAGTATTTAAGAAAGCATGATAGTAGAGCAGATTTTATAGAGCATATTTTTATTAAAAAATCATTTATAGTATTAGATGATTTTGGTAGAACATACGGAGCAGATAGCGATTTTGTAATTAATACAGTTACAAGATTATGTAAGTCTTTTTTAGAGAAAGGTGGAAGATTAATAATTACTTCAAATATTAAGTATGAGGAAGTAGGAGATGTTTTTTGTTTAAAATTAAAATCAATGTTTGATATATTTTTGAACAGAATTGAATTAACTGAAAAATTTTGTTAGTATATATATATATATATTAGTAAAATTATGATAATAAAAAATGAACTTAAATTATTTTATTGGTAAGGGGTGATAAAAGATGAAAATTTTAGAATTAAAGCTGCCAGAGGATAGTAGTATTATTTTTGGTGGAAGGGTATTGAGGAAGAGATAGTGAGTCTTTCACAGACAGATTTTGAAGTAGAGTTGGAGTATTAAAGACAAATTTACAGGAAGGAAGAGGAGTATGAAATTATTTGTTGTGACTGCAAAAGTAGATTATTTTCTTGAAGACAATTGGCAGTCTTTTTGTAAGCAAATTAATATGTGGGGATGGGAAACAAGAGAGGCTGCTCAAGAAAGCATTGAGCGAAATAAGAGAATATGGGGTAAAACTGGTCATCAGAGGATTGTTGAGCTGAATGTTAGTATAGTTGAGGAGGAAACAAAATAAGGAGACAAAAATAATGGGTAAAGAAGGTATTAATGTATATACACATTAAAAATAAAAAATATTATTTGAATAATATGCAAAAAATAGGAGATGAGATAAAATCTTGTTGCCCGTTCCATAAGGAGGTTACACCATCTTTTTTTGTTAATTTAAAGTTAGGTATTTATCATTGTTTTGGTTGTGGAGTAAAGGGTAGGATAGATTTTCAAGAAGATAAAAATAAAAAGGATTATAATAATTGTAGTTTGAGTTTACAGAATACAGTTAAAAAAGAATTATATTTACCTAAGGAATTTAAAACTTGCTTTTGGGGAGGACATTTAGTATATGTACCTGAGTATTTTAAAAAGAGATTTATTACTAATGATACAATAGAAATATTTGGTTTAGGGTACAATTTAAGTGCAGAGCAAGTGATAATTCCTTGTTATCATGAGAATAGTTTGTTAGGATATGAATATCGAAATTGGAAGACAAATGAAAAAGGGTTTTGTATAGGGGCAAAAACTAATCATATATTATATGGTTGGAATTATTTTAATAATAAATGTATAGAAAGAATTATATTAGTGGAAGGAGTATTTGATTTTTATAGAGTATTTCAGACAATTAAAAAATATGGGTTACATGTTATTGGAGTATTTAGTATAGCGGGGAAGCATTGTTTTGGAAAATATAAAGTAGATTTATTAAAGACATTAAAATCTAAAGGTATTAAACAAATAGATTTGTTTTTAGATGCTGATTGTAATAGTAAAGATTTTGATTTTATTGGTTACCAATTATGTATGTATTTTAAAGTTAATAATATTTATTTATATAATATTAAAAAAGACCCTGCTGAATGTACTGAAGAAGAAATATTAAAAATAATTAATAAATAATCAAAAATAATACTTGACAAATATTGGCTTATATGGCACACTATATTTATAAGTTAATTGTTTTTATAATGGGGGGAGAGTAAATGTCAATAAATAGAAAAGATTGTTTAGAAGAAGATTATGATTTTTCGAAGTACTATAATTTTATATGGAGTAGAGTGCATTCTTGGATGCGTTCAAAAAATATAGTAGAGGATATTAGAGATGATTTGTTTCAAGAATGTTTTCTTAATTTTTTAAATGCTTGGAGAGGAAAAGAAGGATTAAATCTTCAAGAAAGAACTCTGTATCATTATTGTAGTGTTGGAGTAGACCATACTATAAATAGAGTTTTGAAGAAAAAATGTATTAGAAATAAATATATAAAATTATTTAATCGTAACGAAGATGATACTTATATAGACTATCTTTATAATGATACTAATATAGATAAGATTATAAACGAACGATATACAGAGGATGAATTATGGTATAAACTTAATATTTTTTTAGATGAAAATATTAATTATAAAGTATGGTTATTTTGTAGGTTAGGATTAGACAAAAACTACAATGTTTTTGTTGAGAAAGAGTTAAATAAGCGTAGAAAGCGAGGAGGTAATAGATACATGCATGTAGAAAATATTAGGCATATAGCAGAAGTATTAGCTGATTATTTAGGAATGAGTGCTTATAAGGTCAGAAAATTGAATGTTCAATTTAGGAAAGATTATATGAAGTATTTTAATTTGATTGAGGAGGAAGTAGATGATTTTTGAGATTAATACAAAATTGTTTAGGAATGCTTTGGATAAAATAAATTTATGTCATACTAGATATGATATGAATTCTACTTTGCTTGATATAGTTATTGTAGAAGGAAAGATTTATTTAGAATTTTGTTCAGGTATTCAATATATGCAGGTAAATACAGGTTATTTAGTAGACAGTACTGTTAATAAAAGAGTTACTTGCAGTTTTCAAATTTTATATGATGTAGTAGTCTCTATTGATTTAAAAAAGGAATTAGTTTTTAGTATGAGTATAACAGATAAGCAATTGAAAATATTTGGCACGAATTATTCAGTGCTTATATCTATAGTAAAGAGAGATTTTATTGATTGGTTGGAAAAGGAAGAAATTATGTACAAAGATGTTAAGACAGGTAATTTTTTAGATTGTGTACAAAAAGTAGAAGGCTTTTTGAGTTTAGATATAGTACAATCAATTAATAAGTTTTGTTTGCATCCTGATGGGTTATTTATTAGTTTTGATAGAGAAGTGTTAGGAATAGGCGTTTTAGATAATAATTGGCATGTTCAGCATAAATTATTATTTGATAAGTTGGATATTACTGTATTAAAAGGATTATTGAAAGATAGTTTTGGTGTATGTAGTGTAAATGATAAATTATTTATTAAGGGAGAAGATTATATATTTGGTTTTAGATGTGGTACTGCATATCCAGGCGTAGAAGATTTAATACAGTCTTTTCCTATAAAAGAAGATTATATCATACTCCCTAAGAGTGCATTATTAGATAATTTAAGGTTAATGAAAGGATTAACCAGTAAAGATTTTGATTGTTTGAGTATAAAAATAATAGACAATATAATGAATTTAAATTTAACAGCTATTATAGGCGTTGTTGACATTAAGATACCCTGTAAAGGTAATAATATTTGTTTTGCCTGTAAATGTACAGCGTTTACAAAAATAATTAATTGTTGTGAAAATGAGATAAGATTTAATTTTTATGACAATTGTATGGTTATATCAGATTCAATAGGCAATAAAATATATTACCTATTAAGATTAAACAATTAAGAATTATTTGTAAGAGAAACCGTGGAGGGGTTTTAGTACAGAATGGGGTAGGTTGATATTTTTAGATAGAGCAAATAAATTTAGTTCTCCCCCAGAATAGTATTTGCTTACCTACCCCATTATTTTTCAGTTAAGCCTTATTAGGAATGAATTTCCAATTTATTAGTTTCTCCCAGTTTCTGATAATATATTTTTAATAAGGCTTAACTGAAAAATAAATAGTTTTAGTTAAGGGGGTGTATGGTTATTGAGAGTAAAGAAAACGAAAAATAAGCAAATGAGGAGTTTATAAAATGGAGAAAATAAAAATAAATATTTTAAGTTTATAAGTAATGCTGTTGCTGTTTCGTCAGAAGATGGAGAATTAGTTGAAGGAGAATGAATAATATGAAAACGGTAATTATAATGCAAGGTAATGTAGGCGTAGGTAAAAGTACATTGGCAAGAGCAATACAAAAAAAAGATTGGTTTAATATCTATATTAAGTAGAGATGGTATTAGACATATGATACATGGGGGAGAATATAAATTTGACCAAACAAAAGAATTTTATATTAAAAAATTATTTTTTGCTATATTAAAAGAATCATTAGATAGTTTTACTTCTGGTAATGATAGTATTATAATAGATGGAGTTAATAGCAGCAATGTATTTTTAACAGATATATGCACATTAGCTGATAATAATTATAAAAAAATATTAGTCATTTTTCCTGATTTAGATAAAGAAAAAACAATGAGAAGATTATTTAATAGAAAAGGTTTTGAGAATATATCAATGGAAATATGGGAAAATGTATATGATGGTGTAAAGAGACAATTAGTAGTTAATAAATATGATGATGATAGAAAAAATAAAATTTTTGATTGTATTATAAGATTAGAAGAATATTATAATATAGTAGATGTGGTAGCACAAATAGAAGATGCTATTAATAATAGTATTCCATTTAATGAACGAATTTGTGATTTTTATGGTATAAATAAGAAGTATATAAACGACCGTTTTTTTGCTTCTAAGATAAAATTAGAGTTACATAATATATATGAGTATGTATTGAGTGGTATGGAGGATTCAAGTTTTAATATAAGTGCTAAATTAAGTAATATAATAACTCTTTGTGAAAACTTTGATTATGATAAAGAGAAAGTTATATAAGGAGTAATAAAAATGGGTACGAATTATTATTTGGAAGTGGGGGCTAAAAGTGTATTAGATTATAAAAAATATGAGCCACTATATATGAAAAAGTTCTTATGGATGGGCATTTGCATTATATATAATGCCTGAAAAAGGTATTCGTTCTTTTAGTGTTTGGCAGAAGTTATGGAGAAACTTTTTGTATTATTAAAAATGAGGATGAAGAGATAATATCAGTAGCTGAATTAGAGGAATGTATTATAGAAAGAGGAGATGATAAATGGTGTGTAAGTAGACACACTATAGAAGATACATTTTGTGTTGGTCATGGGAAAAGCACATGGGATTATATATTAGGAGAATTTTCGTAGTAATAATGAGGGGCAAAAATAATTATAAAAATATAAAAATAATACTTAACAAATAACAATTAATATGGTATATTATATTATTAATAGGAGGTACATAAAATAAGGTCAGTATAAAAAAGTAGACTATAGCAATTGAATAAATAATAAATTGCTATAGTCTACAAATTTGGAGGAGGTGATTAAATATTAATTGTTAAGTGTTATTCAAAAAGAATTGTACGATGTATAGTAAAAAATCAAAAAAGGAAGGTATTAAAAAATGAACATGGAAGAATTTTTAGAGGGGTTAGCTAATAGGAATAAGGATACCAGCATGATAGAAGTACCAATAGCAGGTATGCAATTTGCTATTGAGGGTAAGAATAAAAATCTTGTTTTAGTAGAGAATGGAGAGAGTATGTTGCTTTCAGAAGGTACTGAGAAAGATATATGTGGATTGATTGAAGTACCCTATGTGTTTGAGAATAAGTGTCCTGACGATTTAAGAGTTTCTGTTATGAACACGATGAAGAATCGTTGGTTATCCAGAATGGAAGGTGATGAGGTTCTTTATTGTGTGAGGAAGGATAATATATTTCTTTCAGTATCTAAAAAGAAAAGGGAGTATATAGACTCCTATAAACTTTTTACAGATGGTATACTACCCGCTTTTGTGGCAGTAGATATTAAAGATATTGAATTAAATACTTTATCTTTGGGGGAAGAGATTTTTACTCAGTTAGTGCTTCCTGATATGGGTAAAGAGGTACGAGTAGGTGATGTAGTGAAAGGAGGACTGGAGGTTATTATTAATGATAGGTGGCATAGTGGGGATATAGTTACTGTAGGAGGATATTTTTATCGTCTAGTTTGTACTAATGGTGCTACTATTATGGAAAATGTAGGTAGTCGAATGGGTATAAGAGACGATTACAGTATACCTACTGTATACAATTCAGCCCTTGTTAGTTTAGATAGAACTAAACATACGATAAATCATTTGTCTGAATTAGCTAATAGTAGAGTAGCAGACCCACAAAGACATATTCGCAATATTGTGTCGGAAATGGGTAGAAATAGTGAGCGTTTGGAAAAAGCCATTTATAATTCCTATTTAGTAGAGAATGATGCTACTGAATATGGTGTTTACAATGCTGTTACAAGAGCTGCCAATGGTAACATTAGTGTTGCAGCAAAGAGAGCCTTGCAAAGGGCAGGAGGTAGTTTATTTGCAAAAGAAGTAGAAAGATGTGAATTATGTAAACATGTTTTATAAATTATGTTTGTAGGAACAAATCTTATTTCTTATAGAGAGTGTATAATAAAAGAAATATTATACACTCTCAAATGACTAAGCAAAAAATTGTTACTAAAATAAATTAAAATTTAGGGGGTATTAAAAATGAACACAAGTAAAGCAGTTGAAAGAATGTTTGTCCAGTTGGTAAAGCTTGGTTTTTATACAGATATGAAGGAGGTAATTGATGCTTATACAATTAGTAATAGTAAGAGACGATTTATTATAGATAATAGAATAACTTTAGTACAATATGAGAAAAAGATTGCAAAGGCTTGGAAATGTACAAGTCAGAATGTACAGATTACAGAAAGAGTTTTGTGCAAAGATTGTGGTGATTATAATAGTGCTTGTGAAGGCTGTAGCCATAAAGAAGTTTTAGTGGATGGGGTTGATGTTTTGGACTGTTTTGGATTTATATTGGCATATGATAAGATTGAATGTGCCGCTTGTAAGGATTTTGCTATGTGTGGAAAGGAAGTAGACATTCGAAGGGAAATAAAAATACCAGAGGAAGTAGTAGACACTCCATTAGCAGTAGAATTACCTACATTAGCAGTAGAATTACCTATAGTAGACACTTCATTATTAGATATTATTAATCAAGAGGAGCAAAAAGAGGTAACTGCATTGGATAATTTAATATTATTAGAACCTACATCTGATAATACTTTACAGTATGCTCAAGAATTGGCTATAACTCCTGCTATCTGTACTGAACCATTAACTATATCAAAAAATCAAATAAGTGCAGTACAATCAAAATTTGAAGGTCAAATAGTAGATAGTAATTTGAGTTTGATGCCTATACAAGAACCTACTATAGTTGAGCATAAGAAGACACAAAAATTAGGCACAGCAAGAAAATTTATTATTAATGAATTAAAACAGAATTATTGGAATATAGATGAGTTGCAAAAAGTCGTTATTGCTAATTATAAAATGGCTGTTTGTTCATTAGAAAGTGTTATTTATTGGGCAAATAGTTTTGGTATCCTGGAAAAGAGAGAGGATGGATATATTAAATTAAAATCTTTTTAATAATTTTTTATTGTATTAAAATTGATACTAATATATAATATTGATGGAGGTATCTAAATGAATTTAGTTAAGGCAGAACTATTATTGACAAGAAAATGTAATCTTTGTTGTACAAATTGTGGTATGCTTAGAGATAATAGAATGGAAATGAGTACTGATAAATGGTTGCTTGGATTAGATAATTTAAAAAGTTTAGGGTGTAATTTTATAGCTCTATATGGAGGAGAGCCATTCTTGAGTAACTCATTAGAACAGATTTTAATACACAGTAAAAAATTAAATATGTTAAATACGGTAATTACTAATTTGACATATAAAAATGAATTGTTTCGTTTGATAGAGGAGGGAGTGTTAAATAGTATTACTCTAAGCATAGATACGTTGCAAAATGATAAAATGGATATTCGGGCAAAAAACTCTGTTGATATATTCGATAAGTTATCTATTTATCTGAAAGAGGGAAAATTACGAGATGTGGGTATTTGTGCAACAGTGGGCAGACATAATTTTAAGGAATTACCAGCTTTAATTGAGTTATATACTGAGAGAGGATTTTGGTCTTTATTTGATATTTTACATTATGATAGAGGACAAGGAGAATCTAAATGTGTTAATAAAGCGCTTTTAAAAAATAAAATTTTTAGAGAGGAAGATATGGAGGAGGTTCGGAAAGTTTTTGCTATTATTCTGAAAATGAAGCAATCAGGTAATTTTTTAATCCACCCATCGGCAAGAGTGATAAATATGTGGCAAAAACAAAATTATGTTGTTGATTATCAGTGGGTATGTACTGAACCATATTTTGTTACTGTAGATTGTGATGGCAGTATGATGATGTGTGATGATTATACTACTGAGCAGCTAAAAGAATTTAAAGTATGGGAGTTGAAAAAAAGATGGGAGGACTTTAATAGAGTTTGGTTTTCTATAAGAAATATTTCTACTTGTCATTGTTTTTGGAATACCCATATAGATGCTGAAGAAATATATTTAGGAAAATTACCTTTTGAGGATTATATCCATCAGAAACAATAATTTTTAATTATATAGAAGAGAGGATTTTTTATGAAAGATTTTATATTTGGAAGAGTTTTTTTAACTAGAGAATGCTCACTTAATTGTTATTATTGTAAAGTAGTTAAGGAGAAAAAGGATATCCTTCCTTTAGATAGTTGGAAAAATATTTTTAACACTTTAAGAGACCTAGTAATGAGTTTTAACATTCTTGGAGGAGACCCTGTTTTATATCCTGATTTTTTTAGATTAGTTAATTGGTTAAATGAAGAAGATATTAATTATACAGCAGCTTTGACAGGATTATACATATCTGAAGAAGTAAAAAGACAGATGTTATTGACATCTTATAAGGGAGTATCAGTTAGTATAGATGGTACACAAGATAGTCATTATTTAGATAAGTTTTCAAAAATAAAAAGTATTTATGGGTATGATTTTATAGGTAATGTTATAGCAAAAAATAAAATAGTTGGTATAACTGTAGGAAGGAATAATATATTGGCTATAGTAGATTTAGTAAAACAATTTTCCGATAAGGGTTGGATGTCTTGTGTTAATCCCTGTCAATATAAGAAAAAAGAGTTTAGAATGTTTTCAGGAGGAAAAAAAGAGTTTACTGTAAAAGATTTTGATTTGTTAAATGAAGTTGGGAATAATTTGTTATCATTAAAAAAACAAGGTTACTTATTGACAGGAGTAGATTATATTTATCAAAATTGGTTTAATTTATTTATAAAACAGGATTGGAAATGTTTAGATACTCCATCTATTTTTATTGATAGTGATGGTAGTGTTGGTTGTTGTTGGGATTATAGAGGAAAACGGGTTAGTAAGTGGAGTATTTCAGAAATATTATGTAATATTAATCAGTTTAGACAAGATTACCAGTTAGATGTACAAGAAGGCTGCTCTGGTTGTAGTTGGGAGTCTCAAATAGTAGCTGACAGAATTAGATTAGGTTTAGAGGTTAATAATATTTTATGACATAAATAATGGAGGATATATGATAATTTGTATAGATATAGATGGAGTTCTGGCAACAGGAAGCAGAGAGGATGTATATTCAGATGAGGCTGGTTGGGCATATGAAAAGTGTTCTTATGTAGATGGTAGTAGGGAGGAAATACAGAAATTAATTGATAAGGGAAATATAGTTAATTTGTATTCTGCAAGATGGGAAATAGATAGAGAAAAGACGGTTGCTTGGCTTGCTTATTATGATATACCGTATAATGAATTATTTTTAGACAAACCATATGCTGATATTTATATAGATGATAGAGTTGTTAGATATATGGGAAGTTGGCATAATTTATTAGAGGAGATTAATAATATATGGTAGTATGTTTTTCTGGAGGATTAGATAGTTATATAGCATGGTTGTATTTAGGGAAACCTAAGGCTATATATTGTAATTTAAAAACAAAATATAGTAGTAAAGAATTATTGGTAGTAAAAGAATTAAGTAAACTATTAGATATGGAATTGATTATAGATGATTCTTTGAATTTAGGGAAATACGAGCATGGAATAAATGCTTATATACCAAACAGAAATCTTTTAATTGGTGCTATAGCAAGTAATTACGATAATAATATTTGTATAGCTGGGGTTAAAGGAGATGCTGTAGAAGATAAAAGTGAAAAGTCTTTTGGTATTATGAGTGATTGTCTGACAAAAATTAGTAAAGGATTAAATATAAAATTGTTTAGCCCTTTTTGGTCATTAAGTAAAGAACAGATAGTAAGTTGGTATATACAAAATAATTATCCTATAGAATTATTAAATACAGCTACTATTAGTTGTTATAGTAATGAAATAGGGCAATGTGGTCAATGCCCTAGTTGTTTTAGAAAGGCAATAGCTTTAGAATATAATGATATTGAATTTGAATCTATTCGTAATATGTGGGAATGGAAAGGTATACAAGAATATATAAGTAAGATGAAACAGAATTTATATGATGAGGATAGAACTCGTGTTACCTTTGCTGTTTTAAGAAAGAAAGGCTTTAATATATAGATAGTTGGAGGTATGATGACTAATAAATATTATGATTTAGCAGTTAGTGAATTTAATAGACAAGAAAAAAGAAATTTTGGTTTAATTCCAGCTTCTGTAGGGTTTGATTATGGTTTGGATATATATAAAGGAAAAGAATTAAATTGGTGGAGAAAAGAAGGATTTTTCCAGTTCCCTGTAGGTTTGAAAACATCTTTTGATTATTTGAGTAAAAAAGATAGTGATTCTACTTTAATAAGAGAACAGTATTGTTTAGGAGATGATTTCTTTCTCATGCTTGATAGTGGTGGGTTTCAAATATATTCAATGGAAGTGGGTATAAGAAAACAGAGTGGTTCTAGTTATTCTTTACCTACATTAGTAGATTTTATGATTAAGCAAAAAGCAGATGTGGGGTTTACTTTAGATTTACCAATTACAATAGATGATAGGAAAAATTTTCAATTAATAAATGATAAAATTGAAAAAGTATATAGAAATAATATAATTTTTACAGAGATTGTGGATAAGTATAGACAAGAGAATTTTGAATGGGCAGATAAGTTTAGAGGTTATAATATATTACAAGGATTTGGATATAAAGAAATGCTTGCTTGGTATGATGGTGTGAATATGAAAGGATTTGAGGGTTGGGGAATAGGGCTTAGACATAAAGATTCTTTTAGCATAGCTAGTTCTTTAGCATTTTTATATGAGAAAGGTATACAAACTAATTGTCATGTTTTAGGAGTAGGGTCTTATAGAGCTATTGCATTATTGGTTTACATAGGTAGAAAATATATTAGCAATTTGACTTTTGATTCTACTGTCTATGGCATGGGTAGACGATTTAAAAATTATACACTATTTAATGCTAATGGTATAACAGATTATCAGTATGGTAGAGATTTTGATGGTATAAAAGGAGGGTTTTTACCTTGTCATTGTCCAGTATGTTCTTTAGTTAGAAATGTAGATGAAATGGCTAGAGAAGGTACTGTATCAGGACAATTAATGATATTACATAATTTATATCAATATATAAGTGCATTTGGTTATTTTTTATGTTTATTAGATGAGAAAGGAGATGATATTTTTAGAAAAGAAATCGTTAAATTGTTTGGAACATCTGTAGAAATAGGAATAGATTTTTTTGAAGAGTGTATCAGATATGGGTATGAGCAGACATCAATAAAATATAATTCTTATTTTAGGGAGTTAGAAAGAGGTGAAGTAGTAGCAATTGTAAATGAAGAAAGTACTGTGCATTATATGCCTATAAATATAAGTAAGAAGGATGATAATTTGTTGGGAGGTTTTTTTGGGCACAAACAAGAATTATCATTAAAAATAACACCATCTATTATGAAAGAAAAGATTATCTTTAGTAATAAAATAAATAAGATAATTCCTGCAGTTGATAATATAGTTAATTGTAAGGTAGAAGATGCTTATATAAATAATAGTGGTAGTAAAGATGTTATAGAAAACACATTAAGAAGTATAGAAGTAGCTATGCCTTCTAAAAAGATTATGAAAAGAATAAATTTGCCTACTAAATTGCCTGCAAATGTAAAATTTGAGAAAATAGTTGGTTTAGGGGGGCATAATTCTTTTACTACAGGAAGTTGTGTAGGAGAATATGAAAAGAATATATGTATAGAAAAATGTCCTTATTTTATGGATTGTAGTAATATAAAGAAGGATATATAAAATAGTTATTTATAGGAGGTGTTGTGTTATGGCTTGTGATAATTGTGTATCAAAAAATGTTGAGGTAGAAAAGAATTGTAATGAAGAAGGTTTATTGACTTCTTATGGTTTGATATATAAAGGAGTTAATCTTATTTTACAAGGAATTGAAGGTGTAGATAGTGTAAAAAGAGAAGGTTTGAGAGGTACTCCTGATAGAGTAGCAAGAATGTATACACAAGAATTGTGTAGTGGATATAGTGTAGATGCAGAGAAATTATTATCTGTTACATTTTCAGAAGATTTTGTATATGATGAATTAATTGCAGCGTCTTTTCCATTTTATAGCTTATGCGAACATCATATGTTACCATTTTTTGGTACAGCTTATGTAGGATATTTACCAGATAAGAAAGTTACAGGATTGTCAAAGTTAGGTAGAGTAGTAGATGCTTTTGCAAAAAGATTACAGATTCAGGAGAGACTGTCTTCTCAGATAGCTTCAGCAATATATGAATATTTAAATCCTTTAGGTTGTGGTGTCATAATAGAAGCTCAGCATTTATGTGCTGAAATGAGAGGAGTAAATAAGGTGGGGGCTAAATATATAACATCGTCTTTAAAAGGAAACTTTTTTGAGCCTTCTGTAAAACAGGAATTTATAAGTTTTGTAGATAGATTAAAAATGAGTAAATAATAAAAGTTAGTAGGGGGTAGTAGTAATGAAAGCTAAAGAGACTTGTATATATAATGATTGCACATTATTTGATACTAATCATAATATGTTACAAGGGGATGGGCATACACCTTGTGATGTAATGGTTATAGGAGAGTTTCCTCATGAAAAAGAAAATAAAGATAATGCTGTATTTGTCAGTATAGGAGGAGATTATTTATGTAGATTATTATATGATGCAGGGATTAGTAGAAATCAATTATACATGACATATTTAGTCAAGTGTTTTCCAGCAAACTACTCTGTATTGAAACAGGATATTGATTATTGCATGAATTATTTAAAACAAGAAATAGAGGTAGTTAAACCACGATTAATATTGTTATTAGGAAATACAGTATTAAAGGAATTATTAGGATTGGAAGGTATCACTAAGTATAGAGGTGGTATAATAGAAAAAGATGGCATTAAATATTTACCTACATTACATCCTGCAGCAGTTATGAAGGCTCCTGCATTGGCAAATTATTTAATAGCAGATACGCAAAAAGTATCTCAGATAATTAAGAATAATTTTTGTACACTTGAAAAGATTGATAAGCAATATTTGTTTATTAGTAATATTAAAGATATTACTAAGCTGTTTACTAAATTAAAAGAAAGTAATATTTTATATTATGATATAGAAACAACAGGGCTTAATTGGATGACTGATAAAATGATAGGAATAGGTTTATCAGCAGATAATAAAAATTATTATTGGCTATCTTTAGTAAATACTACGATGGATGTTACTAATATAGGAAAGAATTGGATAGTTTGGGATATATTAGTATATGATTTTATTTGTAGTTTATTGAAAGAATTATTCTCTTTACCTGAATTACAGTATGTAGCTCATAATGGGAAGTTTGATAATAAATTTATATCTATGTTAGGAATACATGTTGAGACAACATTTGATACTATGTTAATGCATCATCTATTGAATGAGGAAGTTTCTCATGGGCTGAAAGATTTAGCCAAAGATGTAGAAATGAATGGATATGAAAATGAATTAAATGTGATATTAGAGAAAAATAAAAAGAATAAATTCTTTAACTATATGTGTATTGATGGAGCTATTTTAGGTAAATATTGTAATATGGATGTTGATTGTACATCAAGATTACATTATAATTATATTAAAGAATTAAATAAATATGAATATCTATTTAATGATATTGTAATGCCATTATCAAATGTATTGATGTATATGGAATTGACTGGTGTATGTTTGAATCAGAATACACTAGTTCCTTTAGGAATAAAATTAGAACAAGATATAGTAACTATGCAAGAAGAGATTTATTCATTAGTAGGAGAAAGATTTAATATTGGGTCTGGAGACCAGTTAGGAAATATATTAATACATAAGCTACATATTCCAATAAGAGAAAAAACACCTACAGGGAAAATTAAGACAAATGAGGAAGTGCTATCGAAATATTCAGCTAATTCAGTAATAAATAAAGTATTAACATTAAAAAAAATACAAAAGATAAAAAATACTTATGTTGATGGAATGCTTAAATTGTTATATCCAGATGGAAGATTACATACTAATTATAGTATAGCTTCAGATGGAAATAGAGAGGAGGCAAGAGGTACGGTTACTGGTAGAATATCATCTGGAAAACCTAATTTGCAGAATATACCGAGAGCAGATAAATTATATGGTAAAGACATAAGAAATGCTTTTATACCTGCGGAAGGATGTGTATTTATTGATATAGATTTTTCACAAATGGAATTGCGAGTTATGGCACATTATAGTAAGGATGAAAATTTATGTTCTGTTTATTTAGAAGGTAAAGATTTGCATAAACAAACAGCAGCGGGTATATTTAGAAAAGATGTTAGTTTAGTTACTAAAGAAGAAAGACAAATAGGAAAGGGAGTTAATTTTGCTATTGTGTATGGGGAATATAATGAGTATACTAATTTATGGTATAAAACATATCCTAGAGTAAAACAGTTTCAAAATGATATTATAAAAGATGCAAGAAAGAATGGACAAGTGGTTTCAATGTTTGGTAGAGTTAGAAGGTTGCCTGCTATAAATCATTATGATAGTTCTATAAGAGCACATGCTGAGAGACAAGCTATAAATTCTCTAGTACAAGGCACAGCAGCAGATTTACATGCTTTAGCCACTATTAGAGTATTTAATATGTTGTGTAAAGATTATGTAGACTTAAGACAATTAGATTATAGTAATTTATTATCATGGGTGTCAAAAGTTCCTAAGATAGTATTAACTGTTCATGATAATTTAGTATTAGAAGTGCCTATAGAATTAGCAGATGAAATATATGCAAAAGTAGTTAAAGAAATGATTATAGGAGTAGAGGACTTTAGAGTACCTTTAGAAGTAGAAGGTAAAATAATAAGTTGTTGGGAATAATTAATTTAATTGTAATAATTGAGTTGTTTATATATTTTATATACTAATTATAGAATATAGAAGGTTTTTGAGTATGTTTTATTGGTTGAATAAGAGATTATTTATTATTATTTGAGGAGGGTGTATATAAATGAAGTTAGTTGTTACAAAGACAATAGATTTACATCATGGTGCTTATTTAGTGTCTGTTAGCGCAATAAAAGAAGAATTAGATACTATAAGTAATTTATATTTATTGCCAGTTGGTTTACAAGGTTTCGCAAGGGATAGTTTTCATAGTGCTAGAAAAGCAAATAAATGGGCTGCTTTCGTAGTAAGAAAGGCACAACAGAAGTATAAAAAGATATTAAGTAGATTAAATAGTGGGTATATAAAAGAAGAAGAAATAAAATTATAAGGGGGTGTATAGTATGTTTAAAGTAGATAATGCGTTATTAGAAATTGATGTTAATTTATTAGGTAGAATTCAGCATTATAATATAGTTGATGAATTAGAAGAATTTTTTACAGGGGATGAAGAATTAGAAATGGCTATGTTAACACAACCGTCGAAATATGTTTATTGTGGAGTATTGCTTTCAGATAGGAGAAAGAAGTATGAAACAGTTAAACAGCAGTTTGCTGTATGGGAAGCTGAGGTATACAAAAAAGCATCTGTTGATATTTTAAGTGGAGGTAAGCGGGTTACTGAAGCTGCAATAGAAGCAGAAATAAAAATTGTTTACACAGATATGCTTAATGATTGGAAAGAGCAATTAAGAATATTAGAGTATGAAGTTAAGATTTTAGAGATAGGGGTAAGAGCATTTGAAATGAGAGCAAGTTTATTACAATCGTTATCAGCAATGAAGAGGCAGGAAAGAGATTATAGTGAAGGGACAAAATTTAGAAAATATGTAGAAGGGAGTATGTTATAATAAGATTATAAATATTAATTATAGGAGGTAGGTAGAATGGAGTTAGGACAATTAGTTAAAGATAAAGTTACAGGCTTTGAAGGTATTGCTGTTGGAATTACAACATATTTATATGGGTGTAATTCGGTAGGGATATCTCCGAAATACAAAAAAGGTTGTCCAGTATTGGATACTTGTTGGTTTGATATTGGGAGAATTGTCGTTATGGGGAAAGGGATACTTCCTGAAGAAGTACAATCAATTTTACCAGGAGGTCGTAATCGTGATTGCATTGGAAAACAATTATGATTATATTTTTATTATAAGAAAGGAGTTGAATAGATGAATCAGAGAACAGCAGTAATAGTTGATGTGCAAAATGTATATTATGCAGTGAAGAGATATGGAGAAAAGAATAATCAGATATGTTATCCTAATTTTACTACTTTTTTAGAATTATCAAAGGGAGATATAGTATATGCTGCTGCTTATGGAATAGAATTACCACAAGTACAACAAGGAATTTTTTTAAATATCTTGAAAAATCAGGGGTACATCATAAAGAATAAAAAGACTAATGGAGAAAAGGGTAATTTAGATGTAGAAATAACTATTGGAGTTATGTGTTTATTAGATAGGATAGATAGATTATTATTAGTATCAGGAGATGGGGATTTTTTAGAATTGATAAAATATATGCAAGCGAATAGCATTATTGTAGATGTGTGTAGTTTTGAGGGAACTATGTCAAAAGATTTAGAGGAAATAGCTGATAATGCATATATACTACCTTATGATGATAGCACATTAATATATAAGAGTTAAAGAGTGAAGATGATGTTATGTATATTGAAAATGGGGAACATTATTGGACAACAAAAGATGGAAATCATGTAAAATATAAGGATATAGAAAACAGTCATTTGTTATATATTCTTAAATGGATTGAAAGAAAGGCAGAGATTGGAATAACTGTTAAGAGTGGAGGTGGATATGATGATTTAGATATGTGGTATGATGAGTATGAGATTAAGGATTATGAGGTTTTTGAGTATTATGATTATATGGGATTAATGAAAGAATTTAGAGGAAGAAGCCATTCTAATTAAAAGGAGGTGATTATATTATGTATTATGAGTGTTTAGGTAGTTTTGATTCAGCTCATTTTTTGAAAGGTTATGAAGGTAATTGTAGAAATTTGCATGGTCATACATGGGAGGTGGAGGTAAGATGGAAAGGTAAAGATTTGATTTTAGGTTCTTTAGGCATAGGAATAGATATGAAAGTATTGAAACTATGTGTAGATGAAGTATTAGAAAGATTTGACCATACACAATTGAATGTATTAGAGGAATTTAATTTTATCAATCCTACTGCTGAAAATTTGTCTGTTATATTGTGGCAGAGGATTAATAGAGTTATGAGAAGCAAAGGATATGATAATATTATAGAATTGAATTTGCTTACAATATGGGAGACAAGAAAATGTTCAGTTGAGTTAGATGTAGAAGGGTATGAAAAATATAAAAATTTGATAGGAGGAAAGTAAAAATGGCTATACCGATGGTGTTGAGTTTGGAACAAGAGCAAGAAAGACTGCTGAATAAACAAGAGTTTGTTAAAAGTAATTTTTGGATTTCAATAAAGAAAGGGGAAGCTCCTGTTGGGGAGACATTGAGAGTATTTTTGTTGAATTCAGAAGGAGATGGTTTACCGTGGAAGAGTGGTGTAGATAATTATATAAGACATACTTATGAGGGCTTTGAGGGTACACAAAGAATATTTAAAAATATTCTTTGTGGAACGCCATGGGGGGTTGAATGTCCAGTATGTGATTTGATGAAAGAGTTACAGAAATCTTCTTTAACTGCTTTAAGAGTGGATAAGATGAAAGCTAAAGAAGATATTATGGCGTTAGTGCTTGATATGGATGAGGTTGAGGGTCATGTTCCTGTTAATATTAATAATGATGGAGAAGAGGAATGGGTACATGCAATTACATTGAAACAGAGCATTATTAAAGGAGACGCAAAAAGAGGTACTGAAGGGATGCTGCAATTGTTAATACAAGACCCGAATATTTGTTCTTATACAGAAGGAGAAATATTTTGTATTATAGGTAGATACCCTGCTGGAAGTGTAGAAACTTTAGTAGCAAGAAAATTTCAGACTTCCTATACAGTATCTTTGGAGTCTGTAGTGGAGCAGAAAGGTAGAACAAAAACATCAACCATTAGGGTAGTTAATTTGGAAGAATTACAACCTGGATTGATAGATAAGATAGAAAAAAAATTAGCCGGCAATGAGTTGATTAACAAGTTAATAAGTCCTTTTTATTCAGCTAAAGAAATATGGGGATTTTTATCTTCTAGCGACCGCTCTTTGCTTGACCATATTGATTATTCTATGGAAAGACCAAGCAGTTTAAAAATAATAAAATAGAGGAATAAAATTAATCATAATGGAGTATTATTTATATTATTCCATTATGATTAAAAAGAGAGTAAATATGATGAGTATTTATAGATTAATTGTATATAAGAGGTCAAAATAATGAAAATAATAAAAAGTAAAATATCAAAAGATGTTATTAAAGATGTTATTAAAGATACTACTAAAGATGTTACTAAAGATGTTATAAAAGAATCCGTTTGTATAAGTAAATATGAAGATTATCAAAAAAGAGGATTAGTGTTTCCTACGGGATTGCATGAATTTGATTGGAGAATTACTGGTATTGGTGGATTTCCTGGCAAGAGAATATCATGTGTAGCAGGGGCATGGAGTGCAGGTAAGACATCATTAGCATTAGCAGCAGTTAAAAAGTGTCTTGACAGAGGAGGAATAGCTATATTTGTTGATGCGGAAGCCGTAATTGATGATTTTACTATAGAATATATAGATGGTTTTGGATTTATTAAAGATAGCTTAAAAATAGTTAGTGATGAGGATATATCTGTTACAGGTAAAAAAGTATCTTTTAGTATAGAACAATCAATTATGTATGTGTTAAAGCCTTATTGTATAGAAGAGGCATTTGATAAGTGTGAGCTATTAATAAAAACTATAAGAGAAATTTATGCAGATATACCTATTATAATGGTGTATGACTCAATGGTGGGTTTACCAGCAAGACAAGAATGTACTAAAGATTATATTGATACTACACAGAGAGCATTGGTTGCAGCAGCATACTCTACATGTTTTAGAAGGTATACAGCATTTGGGGCTAAGTATAATGTATGTAGTATATTTACTAATCAGTTAAGGGATGACCCTTCTGGATTTTCTATGGGGGATACACAATATATGCCAGGGGGTAAGGCTATTGAATTTTATTGTTCTTTACTTGTTAGATTGAATAAAGTGATGGACGATAAAAAAGGTAAAATTTTAGAAGCTGATAGTAGAATAAAAACAAGCATAATGTTGAAAAAGACAAAGATAAAACCAGTGCCTATAGGTACTAAGATATTTTGTTTTTATACGGTAGGAAAGGGATTTGATTTTGTAATGGACTTGATTACATATCTTATTAAAATAGAAAAAATAATAGTTCGAGGGGGATGGTTTACTATAGAAGGTAAAGAACAGAATATACAAGGGTATGATAATCTAGTAAAATACTGTATAGAAGAAGATAATTATAATGAGCTACAGCAAATAGTAGTTAAACATATAGAGGAATACAATTAAGGAGGTGCATGATTTTGAATTTATTTGTTAAATTGAGTAAAATATATCATAGATTTAAGGCGAAGTGTAATTATATTTTTTTAGAGCAATTATGTATTAATAATATTGTAAGAGACTCAATTATTTTAAGATTTGTTACAATAGAAAAAAAGAAGTTTGGTCGTGAAGAATTATTTGTTAATAGTAAAGATTCGTTAAAGAAAATAATTAAAAATTATTTAGATAAATTAAGAAGTTTAGAGGTATAAATAATTGTCTAAAATAGCATTAATAGGAGACACACATTTTAGAGGGCTTATAAATGAAGATTTATATGAGAGAAAATTTCAATTATTTAAAGATGTGTGTAAATATTGTAAGGATAATAATGTTAATGAGGTTTATCATTTAGGAGATGTATTTGATAGGATTAATCCGCTTAGCTTTGAGTTAAAGATGTTATCTGAAGTATTTATTGCATATGATGTTAATATAAAGTTATTAATTGGTAATCATGATTTAGGAAGAGATAAGAAAGAGCATAGTTTAGGGTGGTTGGAAGTATTACAAGATTATATGTTTTGTATAGAGATGTATACTAATTTTATTGATTTAGGAAAAATAGTATTAATTCCGTTTGCTGACTCAATAAGTATAGAGGATTATTTATTACAAATTAAGAATAAAGAAGATAAATATGTGATAGGGCATTTTGGTGTAACAGGAGTAAGAACTTATAATGATGTTGAGTTACATGAGGATTTGGTAAACATCGATTGTTTACAAGATTTTAGAAAGGTATTCTTGGGACATGTGCATTATAGGCAATTATTGGCTAATGTGCAATTTATAGGTAGTTTATATCCTATAAATTTTGGAGAAACAGATAGTAAAGGTTTTACTATATTGGATATAGATACAGGAGAAGAAGAGTTTATAATTTTAGATAGGTTTAGATATAAGCAATATAAATTTAATTTGAAGAATATGATAGATATTGATTCAATAGAGGTAGAGGAAGGAGATCTAGTTAAAATACAATTAGAAGGATACGAAAAAGAAATTAAATTGTTGAGTATAAGTGATATTAGACAATCGTTAATATCTAAAGGAGCTATTGATGTTAAGTTTCAAATACAGGTAGTTAAGAATAGAGAAATTCATAATAGTAATATGGTAATAGGCAAAAGTAATGCTAGTCTTTTATCACATTATTTAGATAATATTAATGAGTTAGGAAATAAAGATTTGTTATATAATGAAGGTATACAGATTATGAAAGAGTGTAGGTGAAAAATAATAGATGTATAAACTACGAAAAATTAGATTAAATAATTTTCAATGCTATAAAGAAAAAGAAGTATTTTTTGATTATGATAATTTTTTACTTGCAGGTAAGAATGGAAGTGGAAAAACAAGTTTACTTATAGATAGTATTTATTTTTGTTTGTTTGGTGGGGTTAGAACAGGAACAATAGATGAGATTATTTTGGAGGGTACAGATATAGCTGAAGTAACAGTGGATTTTATAAATAGAGAAAATGTTATATTCAGATGTACTAGAAAAAGAATAAGAGGAGAGAAGACTACTTTATGTATATATACTATTGATAATAATATAGAACAAGATATTAGCTGTAGATTATTAGCACACACACAAGAAAAAATAGCATTATTGTTAGGGATAAGTAGAGAAACATTTTTAGCTACTGTAGTATACCAACAAGGTAGTAGCAATCGTTTTTGTTCGTGTACAAATACTGAAAGAAAAGAATTTTTATACAGAGTATTAGATTTAGGATTGTTTGATAAATGTTTGGATAATGTAAGAAAAAAGATAAGAAAATGTGAGAATGAAAAAGCTGGTTATGTTTTATTATTAAAAGAGTTTGATAATAGAGATATTATTAATATAGATGAGGAGGAGTTTGAAGAATTAAAAGTTATTATTGACTTTTATAATATTATTTTAAGTAGTAATAACATCATGAAAAAACAATTAGTCGTCATACATGATAATTATATGAAAAAGAAAAGAGAATTAGAACAATTTATCAATGTAAATGAATTAGCATATGCATTGATAAATGCAGAAAGAGATAAAAAATATAGTGATATAGTTGAGTTACAGAATAGTATATCAAATAATATAGTTATAACCGATGATGATATTGAGAGTAGGGTAGAAGATTTATATTTGTTAATAGAAGATTCTAAAGAAAATAGAAATAAATGTCTTTATAATATAGAAAGTATTGGCAAGGAGAATAAAATTTTAGAAGGAGATATTGGAGGAGCTTGTCCTGTATGTAAAAAAGAATTAGAAGAAATAGATAAAAAGAATATAATAACTTCTAATAATAATAATATAAGAATATTAAAAGAAAATGTTATTGGCTATGAGAAATTAATAGTTGATGTTACTAATGACATTAATTATTATAATTCATATCTAAAAGATAAAGATATTGCTAATGATATACAGATTGGTGCAAATATTATCAATAATTTTGATATAGAAAAAAGAAGTATATTGGATATAATAGAAGTTTATAAGGAAGATTTATATAATTTAAATATTTATTATGAAAGTATAAATAGCAAAAACGAAAAAATTCTTGAACAAGAAATTTTGTATAGTAAAGATAGAGAGCATAAAATAATAGATTTTAATAAGATAATTTTTAATAAAGAGCAACAGGAAAAAAATAATGTTTTGATAGAAAAATATAAAAAGGAGGTAATAGATTTAGATATCATATTGAAAAGACTATATGTTTTGGAAAAGGCGTTTGGAGTTAATGGTATTAGGGTATATGTATTAGAAAATAATATTGATTATCTTGAGAGTAAGATTAATTATTACTTAAATGAATTCAGCTTTAGTTTTACTGTTAATTTTGTTTTTTGTAATGAAGCATTAAAAGAGGTTTTAGAATTGACTTTTTTTAATGGGGAAACTAAGAGGTTATTTGATACTTTTTCAGCAGGTGAGAAAAGATTAATAGAATTAAGTGTTTTTTTAGGATTGCGGGATTTACAAGTCAATAATCAATTGGATATTATAATTTTTGATGAGATTTTTGATTCACTCGATGAGAATAATATAGATGTTGTATATGATAATGTATTAAAAAAATTAAATTTTCAATTATTATTAATATCTCATAATATGAATTTGATTGATAGATTTAAGAATAGTTTGATATTAGAAAAGGAGATTTAAAAATGTTGACAGTAAAAGATTTAGCAGAAAAATTAAATATAAAAGAAGCTACTATATATGCTATGGTAAGAAATAAATACCATATATTAGATTGGGAGTTAATGGTAAGATAGTAAGATTTATTGAGGTAGATATAAATGAGTGGATAGATGGGAAAAAACAAGTAGTGAAAAAAGATTTGTTTGAATAAAATAAATATTATAAAAAAGGAGGTGTATAAATGTGGATTATTCTATGTTTGCATATACCAGTAGTATTATATAGATTATATTTTAATAAAGAGTTTTTCCCGAAAGATAAGAATGATAATTTGATATATTTTAATTATTGTTTTAGAAAAATTAATAGCATGGAGGAATTAAATACTATTGTATTTGAATATGAAAATTGTTTGCAAGGTAAGTGTAGTGTAATGAAAATAGGAAAAAATCCTTATATATTAGACGATACAGCTATGGAGGAGATAATGAATATAGAAAAGATTATTAATGCTGATTTTAAAAAAGGGGAGCAAGTAAAAATAATAAATAATATATGGGTAGATTTAACAGGTATTATAAGTAAGGTTTTTAAGGATATATGCTTTGTTGAGGTTTTATTGTTTAATAGATTTATAATATTGAAAATAAATAAAAAATGTTTACAGAAAATATAGCATAAAATAAATATGCTTATTAGAAATAAAAAATAAGGAGGAGTTGATAATGGCAGTTGGAATAAATGATTTTTTATGTTTAAAAAAATTACAAGAAACTTATACATTATATTGTCCTGAAGTATGTGTACGTTGTATTGATAATTGTAGTATGTGTATGCGAGTAAGAGATTTATTGAAAGAATTAAATATATCATATACAGAATTTGATACAATAGTAGGAGAAGGAGTATTTTTGTATAAGAGAGCAATTCTTGAATTATCTGGAAATGTTAATAGTGTTATAGGGTTGGTTAGATGTTGTATAAATATGAATAGATTTCTATATCAAGGAAAAGATATAATAAACTATTTAAAAAATAAAAAATTAGGTAGGTAATAATAAAATGAATAGACAGAATTATATAGATGCAGTAGTAAAAGTTATTAGTAATAGAGGAATAAGAAATAGTACTCTTGCAATATTTGAATTAACATCATTGAAAAATTTTGGTATAGATGTTAGTACGAATATGAAATTAGTAGAAGATTATAGAAATATATTGAAAGCTCAATTTAAGGGTACAGTAGGTATACAAGAATATATGAAAGCAAGAGATAAAGCGTGGGAATTATTTTTGGATTCTTTAGCTGATATTAAATAATAAAGGATGTGAGTAATTATGAAAAAATTAAAAATAGGAGACCAGTATGAAGGAGGCATTGTATTTTATATTAATCCAGATGGTAAATCTGGATTAATAGTATCTTCACGAGATATGGGAAGGCATAGTTTGGATGAAGCTAAAGAGCTTTGTGCTGTTTGTAATGAGGGAGGTTATAATGATTGGTCTTTGCCTACGATAGAAGAATTGATTTTATTGTGGAAACAAAGATATTTTATAGATATTTTTATGTTTAGACATTATTTATCTGATACGATAGATACTAATATGCTTGTAGGTACTGTATTTGCTTATAATGGAAGTGTAGGTTGGTATGATAAAAAACAGTCGTTTTATATGAAAGTTATCAGAAGATTTGTAGTAGAACAAGAAATAATATTATTAGGATTAGATTTATCAACTGTGGCAGTAGGTTGGAGTATATTAAGATATAATAAATATACTAAAGAAGAAATATATATATGTAATGAAAAAATATTAGTTAAAAAACATACTATAAGAAAAAGAAATTTAGTGGATATATTAGAAATAGAAAAAATAGAAGAACAGATACAATTAGAAAATACTAATTGTAAGATAGAAACTTTAAAATTAATAAATAATTTGAAAAGGCAATATAATTTTGATTATATTATTATAGAAGATGTTTTTTATTTAGCTGATATATCAGCAGTAAAAAAATTGTGTAGAATACATGGTATTGTAGAAGGTATATTTTTAGATTCTAAGACAAAGTTAAGTTATGTAATACCCGCACAAACGAAAGCTGTTATAGGAGTAAATATAAAGAGTAAAGAGTATAAGATGTTGAAAGCTAAAGATAAGAAATGTTTAGTTAGGGATAAGGTAAGAACATTGTTAAATGATAATAATATTGGGGAACATGGAGCAGATGCTTATTGTGCATTAGCAACATTTTGGAATAAGATAAAGAATGATATAGATTATAAATAATAACAAATTTTAGAGATTGGGGACATTTTTAATAATAAAAGGATTACATATGAATATGTTTTTTGATAATTTAGATACTGCAAATGAATTAGTGGATAAAAAGCAATTTATTTTAATTGATAAATTTTTATTTGAGGAAGAGTATTTTATATATATGTTTATACTGTTTGGAGGAACAAGAATAGAGTTTAGTCAATTATTTGATATGACATATGATAAAGCATATAGATTATTTAATAGGGTTATTGATTTATATTATATATATGAATATATGAGTAAAATGTTTAATGAAGGAATAAAAGAAAAATTAATAAAATTAGAAAGCATCGATTTTATTAATTGTTTATTATGTAGAATGTCTTTTAAGAATATTAATACAGAATTGAATATTAAGAATGCATATACTTTATATCAGAAATTTTATTATAAAGTATTACGGTTATCAGATATAGATGAGCAAATAAAGAATTTTTTTGCTTTATATAAAATGTTAAGGAAGAAAAGAGTAATAAAAAATGAATTTTTAGTTGTAGGGAGTATAAAATGAAAACAAAAATAGATGATAACCATTGGTTAGATTGTGAAACAAACACTATAGGAGAGTTAAGAAATTCTTTAGTGGAAAAAAAAGAGTCAAAAATAGTTAATATGAATATGCAAATAGATAATCAAAATACAGCTGCACAGAAAAGAAGATTAGAAGCAGTTGAGTATTTTAAGCAAGGGTTTACTATTAAGCAAATAGCCGAATTAATGAGATTATCTATTAAAACTATATATGTTTATTTATATGCTATGAATATACATATAAGAAGTAATAAAATAAGAAAAAAAGAAAGAGAATAAAGGAATATTTAGTATTATATTTTAAGAAATGAGGAGAAGAAGATTTAGTGGGATATTCTACTCACAAAGACCAATTATACTCTTATATATATAAGAGTAAATAAGATAGGAAAAATTAGCATAATGGATATTAATATTGAACATGAAGACATTATTTTGGAATTGATAGTGCGTTTTGGTTTAGGAAATCAAATTATAGATGAATTGCAAATAAGATTTAATATTACAGATTATGTTATAAAGGATATAAACACATGGTATGATTATAATATAAAGAATAGTAAGTTTAGAAAAAAGATAGAAAAAATTAAACAAGAACTTGAATATGTTAATAATACATTAGGTGGGGATAATAGAATAATTGGCAGGTTAATATGGGCTACAGGACAAGTAGATTATTATGAAGCAGTCATTTTAAAATTAGAACATAAAATAAAGGAAATAGAAGAATTAGCCATTAAGGAAAGAAGAAAATTAAATAATTCTGAACATGCTAATTTTTTAAAATATATTAGTGCAATAAAACAGTTTAAGGATAAAGTAGCAGACCTCACGTTATTAGCAGATGTAGAGAAATTACAAGAGATTTTATTAGATGAAGTAAGTAAGATTATATTGGATGTATTTTTACCAGTAATTGATAAAGAAAAATGGTCTGATGTAGTTTCCTTATATAAGGAAGCTTTAAAGTCATTAGACATGAAAGAGATATTAGGGGTAAAGAAATAATAGGAAAAGATTAAAAAAATAAGTAGGGTAAAAAATAAAATGGGTTTGAATTTTGATGTTTTGGCTAAGAAAATTGATGATTATGTAAAAGAAATAGAGAATCCAGAATCTTTAATTTATGATTATACACCAGTAAGCATAAAAGAATTTGTTGAAGGTAAGCAGTATTTAAATATAAATAATTCCCCTTTTGCGAATGGTAAAATATACACGCCTTGGATGGATGAATTAATAACACTATTTGGAGATAATTATACATTTGAATTACCCTATAGAGAAGTAGTATATATTGCCAGCAGTGGAGTAGGCAAAAGTTTTATCAGTGGAATAATTCTTAGCTATTTGTCATATAGAGATTTAATAATAAGAAATTTACGAAGATGTTTAGGATTAAGTAAAAATACATTATTAATGTTGATGGGGGTAAGCATTACAGCTACTCATGCAAATAAAATAGTTTTTGGTGAGTTGCTGAATAGAATAACAACTTCACAGTGGTTTAACAGAAATTATAGAAAGAAGCCTGATATAGATTCAGAATTAAGGTTTCAGAAATATGATAATCAAAAGAATGGATGGAAAGACACAAGATATTTAGCGTTTTCTGGTGCTAATACAGAAACAGCACCAATTGGTTTTACGATGAGAGGATGTATACTTGATGAGGTTAATTTTTATCAATATACATTAGAATCAAAGCGTAAGGGGATGAAGGTGTATGATGCAGCAGAAAATGTATACACTGCATTTAAGGAGAGAATAGAACAGAGAGGAAATGCTAATTTTAGAAATAGTTCTCTTATGGTATCAGTAACTACAGCAAGATTTTTTGATTCATTTGCAGAGAAGAAAGAATTAGAAGCATTAACGAATAAGAAAATATATTTTAAGAGATTTTCGTTATTAGATATGAAACCTGTTTCTTATTTTATGTTGATTGACACACCGAATTTTTATGTGCATATAGAAGAGCAGCAGATAATAGAAGAACAAGAATTTCTTTATTTTACACAGCAAACAGTAACAATCGAACAACTATTAGAAAAGGCTAATAGAGCAGGATTTGTTGGCAAGAGTGTAGATGAAGCTGGAGAATATTTAGCTTCTTTTTGTTTGTCATTGAAGAAGGTTCCTGGAGAATTTAGAAAAAGATTTGAAAAAGATTTTTCTAAAGCTTGCAGAGAAATACTTTCTATATCAGTAAGAGCAATCAGCCCATTGTTCTTTGATATTAGAGAAATTGGTTTAGTTTGTAATAATGAACGCATAAGCCCATTAGATGAAAGAGGAGAATTTAGAGATTCTTTTTTTGGTAGAAGAGGAATTAATTATTTTGGGCATCTTGATTTATCAGAAAATACATGTGCTGCTGGTTTATGTATAGGTCATTATGATATAGAAAATAAAAGTATATATATAGATTTAATTCTACAGATATTAGCGAGTGATTATGGAGTAGTTCATAATTTACAGGATGTGATGGTGCTCAGTAAAGGTGGGGAAGTAGATATAGAGGCTGTAGAAAGACTAATAGTAGAAATTAAACAAAGAGGATTTAACTTTGAACTGTTTACGACAGACCAGTTCCAATCGTTGGGAACAAGACAATTTTTAGATGACCATGATATACCAACAGAGAAAAAATCCGTTATAAGAGATGTGACTAATTTTTTAAATATCAAATATTTAATACAGCATAGAAAATTAGATTTTTATAATCATTCAATTTTTTTGGAAGAGTTGGTATCTGCGGAAAGGCAGAAAGATAATAAGATAAGTACTACAGTAGGACATATAGATGTTTTTGAAGCAGTAGCAGGATGTACAAGAAATATTTTAACTAGTATAGGTGGAATAGATAAGTTACCTATAGGAATAGGAAGTAGAAGTAATACAGTTATGCAAAGTGCTAAAGCAATTTCTTTACCAGTGAGTAGAGGAGTTAAGCGTTATACGGGAAGTTCAGTTTTTAGGCGAACAGCAAAAATAGGATATAATGGTTAATTGAAGGAGGGATATTTAAAGATGTTACAAACGATGGATATATTAGGCAGACTAAAATTTATGGGCGATGGGGAAGGGTACGATAATAGTACAGCAAGTAGTTGGGAGATAGGAGATGGTGATAATGGTGACAGAATATTAATAAAAAAAGAGCCTTCTACTATATTAAATAAAAAAGAAGTAGTGAGTGTAGATTTAACATCATTGCCGATGAATGTTTTGTTACAGAGGAAGTTTGACTTGCTTAGAAAAAAGATGGATAGTGGTTTAAGTAATGACGAACAAGCTATGTTGACGAGGGTAGAGAATACATTAATAGAAGTAGGTGTACCATTAGATAATAGTAATACTGTGGGAGGGGGGTATAGTGAAAAGCAGGCATTAAGGCATGCATTAGGTGATTATAATGTAGTAGATAATAATGATAAAGATATATATGTTGATTGTATAAATGATTTAATTGATAATATAAAAGAGTTTTCTATTGGTTGTGAATTATACGAATCTATAGATGTTATTATAAGAAAGATAGATAAGAGCTTATCTATTACTGAAAGTATAGAAAACAAAAAAATTAAAGAGACATTGGTAAAAGCAGTAGAAGAATTGTTTAAAGCAGCAGATGCTTATAATAGAGTATTGAATAGAGTATTGAATGATATTAGTAATTGTATATAGATATTAAGTATATAGTAGATTAAAATTAAAAAAGGAGATTGAAAAAATGAGTAAAAAGGGATTGCGAAATGTGGGTAGCTTACCCTATGGGGAGCATCCTAACGATGTATTAGATATAGAGACTTTTTATAGTATTCAAAATAATAAAATAAATTGGGATACATTTACTTTCAGTGCTTTTATTAATGAATTATATGATGATTTTGAAAATGCTGTTCAGTTAGGGCATGTACTTACAAAAGTTATAAAATATTCTGATAGAGATGATGAATATTGTGAATTAACTTTTTACACATTTGAAGATTGGTTAGTAGCAGTATTAGAACAGTTAGAAAATAATAAAAAGAGTGTTTTAGACGCTTTGCTAAAATTAGATATTACAAAGAATGATTTTAATGCACTTGAAGAGGTTATGAGAAAATCAGTAGAGTTTATTAATCAATATATGAGTTTAGATGAAGATAGTAGAAATAAAGTAATAATGACAATTGATAGACAGGATAATTAATTACTATGTTATATCACTTAATTAGCAATATTAGGTTAAAAATCAATTATTATTGATGTTATGATTAATAATACTTAAATATATTAAATAGTCAGTATCGTTGATTTTTAAGAAAATAGGGGGAATAATAAGATGCCTTATGATGAGTTAGAAAAAATGAGTGGAACAAGATATGAAGGATTTAGAAAATTATCTGCTACTAATAAATTATCAAATGAGCGAGGAGAAGCAGAATATTTAAGTGATGATATAGTAGAAAAATTATTAGGTGGTACAGATAGTGAATATGAAGAAGAGGTTGATTTAGCAATTGTGCCTAAACAGAAAGAATATTTGTCTATAAATAATGGGTTACCTTTATTAGATACTAATGAATATGAAGGTACAGGTAAAGTGTTTGGAGAAGATAGAGAGTATAAAGATACAGTAATGGATATGCTTGATAGTTCACAGAGAATGAAAAATATTAAATCACAAAAAGTATTATCTGTTGCTGATTTAACAAAAAAGTTGAATGAGGCTATTAAAAATAATAATTATAGTTTAGCTGTGATGCTGGATAATAAAATTAAATCTATGATGAGATAATTTAATTTTATTATATTTTAATATTTTGTATATTAAGTGAGGATGGTTTGCAAATGGCAGATATAAAAAATAGAATTAATAAGACATTTGTGAAATCGGGTAAAATGGGACAGGCTGTATTTGGCAGGAGAAATATAGCTAGTATAGGAATAGATTCTTTACAACCAGAATTAAGAAACCCGTTATTAAATATAGAGAATTACTTTTTCCCTTTTAGTAGAAAGGAATTAAATAGTTGGCTTAACTACTATTCTATAGTACATCCAGTAGTGAGTAATGCTCTTGATTTGCATTCTACTTTGCCATGGAGTTCATTTAAATTTGAAGGTATTGATGATGAAGATGTTTTGAGCTATTATCAAGATGTAGCAGATGATTTAAAGTTATTTGAGATGTTTATGGACATAACTAAGCATTATTTTCAATATGGGGAGGCTTTACCATATGCCCATTGGGATAATAGAATAGATTGCTTTGATTATATTCAGCTATTAATGCCTGATGATGTAATTATAGACAGTGTTAATCCATTGGATGTTAGATTTCGAGTAGATGTAAAGAATATGACAGAGATGATATGGAATTTAGATGCTATAGTAGATAAGGATAATAGAAATAGAAATAGTTTTGTGGACAATTTGGATAATAATAGTGCATCTATAAGTCAGTTTTATATTAGCCATATTAGTAGGGGTAGAGGTATTGACGGTAGAGGAATTAGTTTAATATATCCTTGTATAAAAGATTTAATGTATGAAGACCAATTAAGAAAAGCACAATTTGTTACAGCGAGTAGGAGAATTAGCCCTTGGGAACATTGGTCAATAGGGGAATCAGGTGAAAATGGTTGGATGCCTGATAAAGATTATTTAGATGAATTTATGCGTAATTTAGGTACATTAGGAAATGAAGTTTCTCCGATGCTTTTGACTGGTCCTAATCATGTGTATGAGGCAATAGGAATAGCAGATAGATTTATTAATTTGAAAGAAGAATTTGAGTTCATTATGAGAAGATTAATGATTGGACTATTTACAAATGAGACAGCTATTTTAGGAACTGGGAGTAGTTTTGCAACAGCGTCAGTATCAATGCGATATGTACAAGCAAGATATGATTATGTTAGAAGTTTGATATTGGAGTGGTGTCAAAAGAAAATATTAATACCAATAGCATTGGCGAATAGATTTTTTAAGCCAGAAGTTAAAGAAATTAGTGGACAATATCGTTCTGGTTCAGTATTAAGAAAAAAGCAATGGAATGTATATATAAAACCTTTGTTAGATTCACAAAATGAATTGATTGCTGAAAAAGATTATATAGAACAACAGAATATAACAGCAGGAAGAATAGGTTGTGTTGATAAATGTAAAGAAAGAATTAATGATATTAATTATACATTAGGTAATATTACACAGAAGTTATCTTTTCATATGAGAAAGTATAGAAATGACTTATTATTACCATCTTTTAGATGGTTAGGTAAAGTTTCTTTATTAAATGAAGACGGGCAAATAGAGTTTTTGACATCGTTATATAGGGACGGTAAGTGTTCTGTAAAAGTATTGAGTGATGTGTTTGGAGTAAATTATGATTATTTAAAAAAGAATTTATGTGATGAATTAGGGGTTACAGAAAAAGAGTTAACAGCAGCAGGGGACACAGTATTCAGTAATGAGTTTATTCAGACCCAGAAGAATAAAATTGCTGAAAAAGAACAGAATAAAATTGCTGAAAAAGAACAGAATAAAATTGCTGAAAAAGAACAGAATAAAATTGCTGAAAAAGAACAGAATATTATGGATATAACTACACCAGAAGATATAGTTGATACTTTAATGGAGAGACAAGAGGTGGTACCTGAAGTTTTATGATGTATGCATATCTGTTAATGAGGAGGTATTAAAATGGATATATCTTTTTTAAATTATTTTTTAGTGGGGAGTATTTGTGATTTATGTAAGGAATGGGCATTGGCACAAAAATTTAATCACAAAATTAAGCATAATATTGGACATTTCATAGATTTAGAAGAATTATTAGATTATTTAGGTGTTATATGTAAAAGACCTAAGAAAGAATTATTTAGATTTTTTGTTAATAAAGAAAAAATTTATGGTTTTTAGTAGAGGAGAAATATAAAAATGAGAAGTTATTTGGAGCTAACTGATGATGAAACTAATTCTTATTATGATGAAATGACTGATGAATTTATATATTCATTGAAAGATTTTTGTAATGAATATTTTAGTACATTAGTTGACATAAAAGATGGTTATATCAAAGAATTATTTGATAATAAGTTATTAGAGGAAAGGGATATAATAGAAGAATTGAATAATATATTATCAGATGATGTTATGGATAATTTATTTACAGATTTCGGGTATCCATATAAAAGTAATGATAGATTAAAAGGATTAGATTTAGATTATGGTAAATTTAGATTTGCATTAGGGGAAGTTAATGAGATAGAAAGAGGTGTTTATAATATATTAGTTGAATTAAATTATGATTATACAATAGTTGTTTGGAAGGGGCAAATAAATATAAATTTATTAGTTGAGAAAGGAGTTATTAAAATGGGAGTAATGTATAAAGAGTTATTTTATAAAAGAGCAGAACAAGATGATATTAGGAATGCTATAAAGGAGTTTAGAGAAAATGAAAGATTATTAGCTACAGGACAGAAAAATTATAAAGCTTCTATAGAAGAAGCCGAAGCATTAATAATTAAAATGAAAAGTGTTTTTAATATTTCTGAGTTGCAAAAAGATATGGATACGAGTAAAGAGAATTTAATAGAATTATTAAATACAGTAGAGAGTAGGTCTTATAGATTTGACCAATTGTTGTATAAAATAGAAACCTTGCCCCCAGCAAGAATAAGTCCTGATTATAAGAATATAGTTGCATTATTGAGTAAAGTAAGTTTGGAGATTAAGCATTTAGCAGATATGTTTATCGAAAATAGTAAAAATGAAAAGAGACAAAAGGAAAGATATGAATTAACAGTTAACCCTTTTATTATAGCAAGAAAAGGTATAGTTATTAGTGGGTCATTATGGAATGATTTTGTTAATTGGGTATGTAGTATATATGATAATGTAATTGATACTGTTAAAGGTTTTTTGGGTAATTATGATAAGGCAATAGAAGAATTAGAGGTATTAGTGAATAAATTAGAGGAATAAGAGGTGTATATGAAAAAAGGAGATATTTTAATTCTAAGAGCTGATGAAGATAAAGAGTGGATTAAGTTTGTTAGGCTGACAGATGGAAATAAAGAATTACATATGCAAAAAGGATTTTTTACTCCAGAAGAAGCACGGAAGTTTATTGATATAGTGGAATTTGAAACATTTAGAGGATTTAAATCTTCTGAATATATATTAGATACTGATGAATTAATAGATGTTTTAATATGAAGGAGATGATTAAAAATGGGTTTATTAAAAAGAGGATTTGGAAAAATTTTGGCGGTAGGGGAGGAAGCGATAAGAGGAGAAGTAGAGCAGAAGGTAGATACTTTTGTTAAAGATAAATTAGAAACACCTTTAGCTGTTGTAAATGTAGTTAAAGAAATAGTAGAAGAAGTAAAAAAGGAAGAATAAAGGAGGGATATATTAATGTTTACTAAGTTTAGTAAAGCAAAAGTATTGCAAATTACGAATAAAATTGAAAATTTAGAATTAGTAGGATTTAATAATTTTAAAGCACGGTATGCTACAGTAAAACATGTGTTGGAGTCTGATAGATATTTATATTTAAAAGTAAGAGCAGTATCAGCAACACCTCAAGATTTTAAAGTTTGTGATGTATGTAGAGGTGAGTTGAAATTAGTTGAATCAGATATGAAATATTTTCAATGTACTGGTTGTGATAGACAATATTGGTTTCCTAATGCTAATGGAGATGCTTGGACGAGGAAAGAATTATTTACTAATTTTGGTACTTTTATTAATAGTCCAATACATACGAATCATGATAGTTGGAAAGGAAAAGATGTAAGTGTTGGGTTTATATTGGATGGTGTATATAAAGATAAAGAAAATTATGTAGAGATTATACATGCTCTTGAAAGGGATGCTGTGGAGAAGAAACATCCTGGATTAATAGAAGCAATAGAAGATGGATTGGTAACAGATACGAGTATGGGATGTTGGACAGAGCGGTGTATATGTTCAGTTTGTGGTAATATTGCTACGAGTCAATATGATTATTGCCCACACATGGTAGAAAAAGGAAATCTCATTTTAGATAGTATAGTAGATAGTGTTTTTGAATGGAATGAAGGGTGTACTTTTTTTGAAGACTCAATAATATTTACTGACAATGGAAATAATAAATATTCGTCTACTGGGTATGATGTAGGTGCAGACGAAGCTGCAAAAATAATATCAATTATAGCAAATAAGCATAAAAAGACATCTTTTAAAGATGTTATTAATAAAGGAGGGCTAGAAATGCATATTAAGAAATTAGGGCGTAATAGTGTTTTGACTAATAGTACAACAGATGAAAAGGAAGTAGAGAATAAAGATATATTGGAAAGTGCTTATAAGGATGATGCAGCAAGTGAGAAAGAGATAAAGGTGAAAGGAAATTTGCCTAATTCTACTATGGATGATGTGAGTATGATTGATTATCCAGTTAAAATAACTGCTTCAGTGTGGTCATCTTTGACAAGAGAACAGCAATTGCAATTAAAATCTGGTAGGGGAGGAATACTTATTATAGCTAATGATATGCGAGAAGAAGAGGAGATACCAGTAGCAGTATTAGAAGGACAAAAAATATTGACTGATAAGCAGGAAGAGATAGAGGAAGAAGTAAGTATTAATGATAGATTAAATTCTATGGAGGGTATGCTTACAGTAATTATTGATAAATTAGAGAAGACAGAAGAAGCTGTCGATGAACAGAAAGAAGCTGTCGATGAACAGAAAGAAGCTGTCGATGAACAGAAAGAAGCTGTCGATGAACAGAAAGAAGCTGTCGATGAACAGAAAGAAGCTGTCGATGAACAGAAAGAAGCTGATAAAGCAAGTTTTATCGAAAAAGATAATGCAGGAGGAGTACAGATGAGAAAACAGTATGAGGTAAAGGGGGATTTAAAAGCAAGTTCTTTAGCAGAAGCTGTTTTAGCTGGCAAAATGAAGGTAGAAACTATTGTTAAGCAGTGTTCTTCACTTAAGATATTAGCGGTAAGAAGAGAATTAGAAAAATTAGCAGGACATGTTAAATGGAGAAAGATTTTTA